GTGAGAATCTATTGCGGAGACAAGCTATGACCACTAACGTACCTGTCGGCTTCTAGCCCAGCATCGTTACATTTCTTGGTCTCCTCAATAATCTGTTCATTGGTAAGCGTGTCTGGGCCAAGACTGAATAGCCAGCCAATCCCCCAGACAATAATCACTACAACGCCCATTGCGGCGGCTACGCCAATCAAAGTATCTAGCTTGCTCATACTATTCAATCTCCTTCCGCCTCTTAATTAGTCTGCGTATCTCTGCGTCTAGGCAGATTGTGCAGTTTTCACTCATTTCTCAATCTCCTTATTAGGTTTAGTGGGGGCGAACTTCTGCTCATTTACGTACACGGCTCGTATGGGTGATTGAGTACGTATGTGTATCTCGTGGCCGAGTACATCAGACTTTACGGCTTCAAACCACGTAAAGAACCATGTCTTTCGCTTTACTGCACGCAGTTTCACAACCTCGTAGGCTTTTACCTCGCTCATTCCTGGCTCTCTTTCTGGGAGGGGGCGAAGTAAGATTGGTTGAGACGGTCTGTCGCCCAATTCGCTACGGCTATCAACGGAGTAGCAAATGAGCCAAAGCAGAGTCTCATAAGCCAGCAACCCCTAACTCAACACCTTGCATATTAATCGCTCCGGATCTTTCATTCGCACGCTCTTCTGGCACACACTCCAACAGTGCTGATTTGAGGGAGGCTTTGGCTCTAAAGTTTGGACATATTTCGTTGCAGTATTGGTGTCCGTAGTGAGGTATGAAATCTTTTAATATATCGTCCATTTTGCTTCCCATTTAGTTAGTCCCCGTATTCCACGTCAATCACTTGCATACTTCTGACAGACTCTATGGATATGTCGCCAGATTCCATAAGACTTGGTGCTCCATCTGATTCAAACCAGTCAAAAAATCGGTTCATTAGTTTCGCATCTTCAAAGTTAATTGTTACTTTTGCCATTTAGTTAGTCCTCCTCTGGTAAATCTTCTGGGTCAAATGTGTCCTCGTTCCTGTCGTATGACCAATCACTCATATCACTCCCTTTCTTATTACTTCAAACTACGCATAATGAGTGGCGAGGTATAGTCCCGTTTCACCTTTCGGTAGTAGCTCGTTTCCAAGCGGTCTAACTTCTGCTTGACGCTCGCCACCCACTACACATAGTCTGTTTACTTTCTTCTACCTACTGGAGCTGGCTAGGGGTTGACCCTTGGAATAGCGTTCAAGCGAGTTGAAACTCGTTATCAACCGATTCCTAACCAGCTTTTATAGGTCTACACTGCAAGGGTCTTCATTCTTCTAAAAGTAACTTGTTAATAGCGTCCCTTGCTGATGTCCCGCTGATGTAACCAAACAGCTAGATAAGGCGTATGGTGCTAGTAGCAAGGGGGCTTTCGCACATTGGTTATAACTCGTTAGTTTTAGAGTTCCCCTAAGTGGGAGGGCCATTTACTGCCTAAGCCGTCCACCAGCGACAGATACCGTCCTGCTTCTCTAGTACAGGCATTACTACCAGCACTACTACGTCTTATCTATGTATCTCTAGTTGTTAAAGTTCTACTTCCGAAACACAGTATCGTATGCCGTTATCTTCGTACATACTGACACAGGTAAGTGTTTCAGAACATCTAATGGCGATCAAGACTGCAAATATTGCCAAAAGAAGCATTATCAGAGCTGTTACCTTCCAGAAAAAATTGTCACTATCCATGTTTACTTCCTTTCTCGTTATTGCATGGTAGACAGCAAGGTTTTAGGTTGCTTTCACTGTGCCTATTTGCGTAGTTCTTCGCACTAGAGCGAGGGATAACATGATCTAATGTCAATGTGCTTTCATCTAATCTCACTCCGCAGATGTAGCAAAGATGATCGTAGCCGTGTTTGGCTATCCATTCAGCTCGTACCAACTCCCATAAGAATGATTGTTTACCACGAGACTTTGGTCGCTTCTTCGGTCTATGCCAGAAGCATAGTTCTGTCCGAGTACCGCGCTCACAGCCAGTAAAGGTACAGGTCTTGCTCAACGGAACAACCTCATAGCGTTTTGAAAGAACTTAGACTTTGGCAATTCTTCATAGTTCATTTTGAAGTCTATATCTTTAACCTTACGCTTGCGAGGAATCCAGTAAACGTATGTACCTGTTGCTTTGCCATCTTTGTCGTAGAGGCGTTCTTTATTAACTGTTATACCCATGCCCCTGATGTCTGCAATACGCCTTGTGTAGGACATAATGTACATCTTAGGGAACTCGTGGTTCGCAACCTTTCGACGCTTCATTTCTTTTATCATTCTTTTTGTTTGCGAATCCATAATCGTACCCTCCCGATTATTTTTAATGGTGCAGATTGCCCTTATTATCTCTTAGTCTTGTGGGCTGGACTGTTTTATCTATCCGCTTCCTACTAACCACTTGTTAGTATGGGTATATTGTAGCACGGCTTATGCTAGAAACATAGTCTTTTTATGCAGACTTATCCACAGATTTAAACCGAGCCATAGCACCTTTGCGACCTGCTTCTTTCGCAAGTTCTCGGTTAAAAGAAAAACCTTTCGCAACCTGTGCTTTACCACCTTTTTTACCGTTCTTAGATAGTGATTCTCTCCAAGCTTCTTCGCTGCCGTATCTCAAAATACCTGTTTTTTTTATCTTTTCTGCTCTAGTCAATTCCATCGCATACCTCGCATTTAGTTTTATTATGCACTACACCTAGTTTACGGTAATATTCTTCTATACTCATAACCAGCTCCGTTCTCTTTCTACCATGTTTTCAAATCTTATTATTTTTTCAGGATCATCAGCATCTGGCAGATAAAGTCCTTGTTCTGCACAATATCTCTTGAGCTGATCAATTGCTTCGGTCATCTCTTTGCTATCTATGTCAGCACTGCTTCTAACAAACTTCTTACCGTTCTTTTCATAGATGAATATGTTAGGTGATACTTCACGCTTATGTATTATCTTAGCTTCCTCTAAACTCCAGCCGAACTCTAGTCCGAATATACCTAGCAAGAGATGGTAGTATCTATTTTGGTTCAATGAACGCTTAGGACTTAGCTTTTTTATCTCAACTGTGGCTGCTTGCCCGACTAGCTTAGTAAGGTACTCAAAAGCTTCATTTACCTGAGCTTTGTCAGAGGTTTGGTATTTCAACCTAGTTTCTCCAATCTTGTAGTTGAATATCCTTTGCCCACTTCTATCATAGTATCTCTTAGTAGTCCTGAGTGTTCACCTAGCTCGCTTAGATTCTCTTTAATGTATGCGTCTACCTTAGTCTTATCTGGTATTAGTAGTAGGTCTAGCGTGTCCTCATCTAGTACCTGACGCATAACAGCTTTGTCGTAGGTTTTTCTCTGTACATAGGTACTGGTGAAGCGGTAGCCGTCTATTTCGTCAGTTTTACCTTGTTCGTCTAGGTACTGAGGTAAAAGCTTCTTTAGCTGATCTTTGAGAGAGGTGGCAAGCTTTTCATATTCGCTTGCCAGTCTCCATGCGTTTACCAGCTCAGTCAGATTAGTGACTTCGGATTCTACGGTTTCACCTGTGGTTTTATGTGTGGCTGTTATTTTCACCCTTTTAATTCCTCGATTATATGACTGGCTTGCTCGCTGGTCATCTCCTTAGCAATATATCCGTACTGGTCAGCTATCCACTCGACAACATCTTCATCTGGGTGAGACTGGGTAAACAGCTCATTTAGAAACTTCTTTTGTGCAGGGCTGGCTGGCTTGTTGGGACTTGCTTTGAATGAGCCTTGTTTACTCACTCGGCTATTCTGGTTCTGATCTTTGCTATCTAAGTCCTCGTTTTCGTCAACTGCTAGAAGTCCTGACAGTGCATACTTACGAGCATAGCTAGATGTTGAGCCAGATATTTGAGCGGCTTGCATACCCTTTTGGACGGCGGCTTCTTGAGCTGAAGATGTTACCTCAATAATCTCATCGGGTTTCTCTAAGTTTATTAGTTTGACGTGGGCAACTATATGGGGCGTATCGGCACAGTTTTCTAGGCTATCGCTGAATATCACCATTACTTTGTGTTTATTTAATAGAGGCTTTAGCTCTTTCATCATCGGCTCTAGTGAGCGATATTTAAAACCACCATGAGCATTGTATTCACTCTTTGCCCCTTTGAACTCTTGCTGTAAGGCGGCTAGTTTCTCAAATAGATTCATTAGTGCTTCTCCGTCCAGTCGTTAGGGTTTTCTAAACTGGCAGCGTTAAATGTGTAGTTAATTCCGTCATCAGTGCCAGCGTAGGTTACTGATTCAATGTATTCAACTTTAATTGTCATGTAATCCACCTTTCATAAACTCTAGTACTCCCTCAATGGCTGCAACTTTCATTCGAGCGTTCCAAATAACAGAAGGCTCTAGTTTGTCTAACTCTACTATTAGTTCTGCTACCTGAGTCTCAAGAGCCTCAACAGCAGTCTCTAGTTTGTATTGTGCTTCGGTTTTCATTCGTCACCTCCAAAGCAAATGTTACAGCTTCCGCTTGAGCAGTCTGCATTACTGTCGCTATTCATATCGTTCCTTTCTTTACACTTATATTCTAGCATAAGCCATAGCCAAAAACAACTATGAAATGCTATAATCTATCCACAGCCTCGGTGATATGTCTCTTTTTAGTTGCCCTCAACACAACTACTAACCACTACCATATCGTTCCAACCGAGGCTCTACTTTATGAAATGTGAAACGATACACAAAAAGAAAAAGACCTGCGTATTGTGCGGGTCTTCATTCATGTATGAGTATGTTTGTTATGAGGTTTTGGTAGAGCGGATTGTTTGTATGAATTGTCGGTCTAATAAATAAAAGACGAGTATGAGTTAGTAGGAACGGTGATAGTCCTGATCGAGCCACGCCTATCATAGTTTGCTTCTGATACCGTCATCGTGCTGCCACTGACTGACTGAACATACGCTACATGTCCAACACGCCATGCAATAGCACCTGGTCTTGGCTGTGAACCAGTAGCATACCCATCTCTCTTAGCTTGCCATAGCCAGTCTGTTGCGTTATTCCAGTTGCCTACCTGTCTTTTGGTTGCCACCCACCAAGTACATTGTCCTATGGGAAAGCGCCAGCCATTATTGCGTGTGGCTGTTTTTGGGGCTGCTGGTGCGGTGTTTCTGGCTGGTTGCGGTATTTGTACTGGTTTGGCTAAACATTGAGCGTTATCGGCTCGTATGTACTGCGTAGTGGTGTCGCACTGGTAGTAGTTGGTGGCTATCTTTTCTTGTAGGGTTAGTTCTGGGGGGGTTATCTCTGGTTCAACAGGTTCTGGTTCTACTTCAATCTGAGTCGGTTCTTCGACTTCTATAACTTCTTCTATCTTGATTTCTTGTACTGGTTCGGGCTTAGGTTCGTATGTTTGGAAATGCCCTGCGATTAAAAGTTCGATAAACATAATCCGCGCCACAGGTTTAGGTCAATGGTCTAGCGCATAAATCCTTGTTTAATTTATATGCCATTTTATTGTATCAGACGAGTCAAATTGTGTGGTATTCAGGCTCAATATTTAAAGGCTTGTAAACAGGGTAAACGGATGGATCGTTGGCTCTCATGCTTATCATAAGGGTCATACCAGCTAAAACGCCAAGCATAAATATAGTAATCAATACTATAATTATCTCACCCTTGTATTCTTGTATGTCTAGTTTCACTTTATAACCCCACTACGGCTATTATCGTTAATAATACTAACCCTGCTGTTATTTGTAGAAAATCTTTCATTTGTACCCTTTTTTGTTTTTATACTAACCACTTGTTAGCTAGGTACATTCTAGCATAAGCCGTCTTTAGGGTCAATACTTTTGTTATACTAAAAGCATAATCATTTTGCGGACGGATGATTTGCACTTTGTGTACAGTTCATTACTCCAGAACCCAAAAGCTACGCGTAAAACAAACATAACTATCCCTTGTCCGCGGGGAAACTACTTGACAATTTATGCAACTAAGTGTAGAATATAAGCATTATGAAAAAGAAGATGTTACTTGCAGCAATCTTAGCCTCAGCAGCAGTTACTAATATTGGCTTGGCTAATTATCAACCTCAACCACTTGGAGCAGATGAGAAACCGCCTATCGTTATTCAGGTGGAGAAGAACACCGAAGACATTGAGCAGCATGAAGGTAGAATCGGCACTCTTGAAACCAAGACCGACACCCTTGAAAACCAAGTGGGGAACAACGCTTCTGAAGTAACGATTGTCAAAGATCGTGTAGTTGTCGTTGAAAACAAACTTTCTGAACAGCCTAAACCTGCCCCTACTCCTTCACCAGCTCCTGAGCCAGTACCAGTTAGTCCTTATAAAGTTATAAAGTTCGAGCGAATTTACCACACAAACGGTCAATACCCACTCCTCAAGTGTGTGTATCACACCTACAATGGCGAAATCTGGTGGACTGCTGCTAGAAGCCCCTATGTAACAGACAAGCCATGCCAGTACGACAATCCAACTGAACTCACCGAATCAATGCGTAAGAACCTCACCAACCGTCCAATAGACGTATTCTAAACATACTGTGGTACAATTCGCCTATGAACCAAGTGGGCGTATACAAGACAGGTAACCTCACCTTCTATATGTATCCCACAAAATGCATTATCTGTACCACCTTCCAGTGCTTCAAGGTTGAATACGAAATTTATAAAGATAAGCCAAGACTCGATAGACTCAAACTCGCTATTATTAACGGCAAAGTGAAGTCAGTGGTTGATGTGGCAGAATACACACAGGGTAAAATAAGATGGCAGAACTGTTCCCAACCATCTATGGAATTATAATCACCAGCGGTCTATCTATTATGATCGCCAACTATGACGGTGTGTACAGTATTTTTTATAGACTTAGAAGAAGTAGGCTCGGCAGTTTATTTGATTGCTCGGTGTGCCTCACTCCATACATAGCTGTTATTCCCCTTCTAGGTTTTGACCTGTCACTCATGCAGTATCTATGTGTTGTAGGTGGAAGTGTTTTGATTTGTAGAAGTTTGTAGTATACTGGATTTGAATATTTGAAATACAATCGTCAAATATTCATCAGTCGAGGGTATTTGACATATAGCACTCACAGGGGGCTTTTACTTTTTACCCCAGTCTAGGCAGGCTTCTACTGGCCACCAGCGGACACTAAACAGGCTGGTACACACTCGTAGGTATAAAAGCTAACTATGAGCCACACAGTAGAACATGGGTGCTCACGCCTTGGAGTGAGACGGTGACGGAATAGCCTACATATAAGTTCCTGTACTTTAACAAACAGTATCTAAAAAAACTTGGCTTGTCCTTTAGTGTAGGCATATACAAAGAACATACTAAGCGTATTGAGGATATCTAATATGAACAGCTCAGAATAGAACCCTATTCCAGAGCCGTTAGCTTGTGAGGTTGCCCCTTGGAGCGAAGCTGTGAAAAACCGAGGGTTATTTGATGTGTGTTAAAATTTGATCATGACTTACTACTTCTGGTGCATATGTTCTTCTGAGCAGCGTATTCAAGCATCAAGACTAAAAGAAGCTGGACATACAGTTATTGATACATCTAAGAACCTAACCATGAGACACAAAGCTCTCAAACTTGGATTAACAAGAAGAAACAGGCTTATCAGTGAATAAGTACCCTATCGTCATTACATACAAGCAAACACACGATAATGGTCAGGAACTCAGGTTTGCACTTCGCAGCATTAAAAATATAAAGAACTGTAATGGTGAAGTTTGGATTGTTGGAGATAAGCCTGATTGGATACAGAATGTAAATCACATAGTAGGTAAGCGATCTCGCCATCAATACCTAGACCAAGAGTATGCTATGCTTGCTGTTTTGAACGAGGAACGGATACCAGAGACTTTTATTTATTCTATGGACGACGTATACATAACCAAACGAATAGCTATTACCAACCTACACCAGGGAAATTATAAAAGACTTCTCCAGCATAGAGGCTACCACCAGCACCAAAAGCAACTCACGGCAGCCTGGCTTAGAGATAACGGCTATACATGGCTAGATTATGAACTCCACACTCCTATGATTCTTGAAAAGTCTAAACGTATGAAAATTCATAAGTTACTCAAACCATATATGAACGGAGGGGTTATGCTCAAACCACGCACTCTTTACGGAAATATATTTGCAATAGGTGGTGACTTTTATGAAGACCAAAAAACAAAAACCCCTACTCTGCCTAAAGCTCCAATTATTAGTACTCAGTATTTTACCGATGAACTTCTAAAACTATTTCCCAAAAAGAGTATATATGAGCTGTAAGATTGGCATAGGTATAACCACCACTCCAAACCGAAACATACTTGATCTTAGAAGATGGGACGAACTACTCCCACAAGACTGTGATTTTATTGTCTACGAAGACGCAGATTATAAAGGAGTTGCACACGCTAAGAACCAGCTACTTGCACAACTTGATCACTGTGACCACATATTTCTATTCGACGATGACTGCTACCCAATAGCAAAGAACTGGTGGTTGCCCTACGTTGAACACCCTGAGCCTCATTTAATGTATCAATTCAAGCTACCAGACAAGCCTCCAACAGATATGAAAGTTCTATATGAAGATGACCAAACAGTATCGTATTCTCACACAAGAGGTGCTATGATATACATAGAGAAAATCGTACTTGATACCATAGGCGGTTTTGACGAAACATATGGATTATATGGCTTTGAACACCCTGACTTTACCAACCGCATTCATAACGCAGGTCTTACGACATTTCGTTCTATGGACGTTCCAAACAGCTCAGAGCTGCTTTATTGCCTTGACCAAGACTCCAACGTGCAAAGCTCTCTATCTAAAGCAGAGAGAAACCTGAGCATTATGCGTAATTTCCGCTATTACAAAGCCAATATGAAAAGTAATCAGTATAAACCATACAAATGAACAAGTGGCTCAATTCACCCGTCAAAACCTATCTCAAGCAATTTGGGACTAAAAAAGACCCTATTATCTACGAAGTAGGCAGCCGAGACGGTCACGATGGTGTAGAACTGGCATATCGTATTAGTGAAGGACAGGTAGACTTTAAAAACATTGTTCTATTCGAGTGCAACCCACCACAGATTGAAGTGGTCACTAACAATTATCCACAGGCTACCCTCATCACCGATGCTATATCTAACAAAAAAGGAACAGTTGAGTTCCTACAAATACATGGAGACAAAAACTTTGTAGGCTCAAGCAGCATGGACTTGAATCGAGTTAATTACCCCTGGGTGAAGAAAACCAGCACCATACAAGTTAAAACCAGACGGCTAGATTCAGTTATTGAAGAATTGGGTCACACCGAAATAGATATTATGAAAATAGACATCGAAGGTTATACTTATGAGGCGCTCGAATCTCTTGGAAAGTTTTTTGGAATTGTGAAGGTATTTCACTTAGAAACTGAGATTGAAGGTGTAGCAAGAGATAAAACAAACCTCGATATAGTCCTCTATATGCAGGAGAAAGGGTATATATGTACAGCACTCGAACACGAATGGGGAGACAAAATACAAGATCAGACATATTACAGGCAGTAGATATTCAAGAGCTTGGTGCTGATATACGAATCTATGGCGAGATAGATGACCCTGCTATGCGACACTTCAATCCAAGTATCGCGTGGCATAATGGGAAGCTAAAGATTGCTATTAGAAGCTGCAACTTTGCAGTTGAACGAGAGGGCAGGTGGTATTTCCGAGACGGCAGAGCATACAGTATCACAGACGTTCTTCTTGGCGATCTCAACCCAGACACCCTCCAAGTATCCAACCTTCATAAATTAGAAGTCTCCAAAGACTCCCCAAAGAACATACTCATTGCTGGACTAGAAGATGTTAGATTATTCAGCAGAAAAGACGGACTACATGCAATTGGCTTTGAATCAGACCGTGTAACTAGAAGCCTCCACAATGAATCAGCGGGTCTTGCAGAGTACCTAGTTGAAGGCAGGGAACTCAAGTATCTTAGAAGCCTACCCAAACCCAAAAAAGAAGCAGTAGAAAAAAACTGGTCGCCAACTGATACTCCCACAAAAGAGTTTGATTTTACCTACTCAGACAGCCAAGTATACAAAGACGGCAAGCTCATAGGCGAACCCACCACAACAAAGATTCATGGTGGCAGCCAACTACTCAAGCAAAAAGACGGCACATGGCTGAGCCTGGTACATGAAAAAAGAATACTGTTTCAATACGCAAATCCTAGAAATAGATTTAACCAAAAGATTTACGACAAGCATGTGTACTACACCTATCTAGCCGAACATAACGAGCAGGGCATTATTACTAGACTATCTAAACCCTTCCGCTTTGGCACTCACGAGAACATAGAGTTTGCTAGTGGGCTGGTAGAGTATGACGGACAGTTTATTATCACGCTCGGTATTCGAGACTGCAAGTATGCGGTTGTGAAGATACCTAAACAAAAGCTCATGAGCCTCTTTAGTGGGTAGTATATAGGCACTCCCCTGCTGAACATAGGGATCTCCTAGAAAAAAAGTTCTAAGGTGTTAGCGCACTCCCCTGCCCCGCCTGGGTGTCGGTCTGTAACAGGGGTCAGACTCCCCTGTTCGCAAAATGTGCGGGGAAGGGGTCGGGGAAGTGGTTTGAGAGCCTATTTTAGGTATAAGCAGATTGAATACATTTATGGTAGTATAGGGATATGAAGGCAATAAAAAATTAGATAATCAAATCTGATTTATGCAAGGTTATTATGAAAGAAGATGGACGTAAAAACAACGGTAGGAAAAAAGGCTCAGTCAATAAGGCTACTGCCGAGTCTAAACTAGCAAAGAAACTATTTGTTGAGCGTGTAAATAAGAACGTAGATAAACTATTCAATTCACAGCTAGACCTTGCTATTGGTGAGAAGTATTTAATGGTAGTAAGGACTACTGGAAAAGGTGCTAAGGCTCGTAGAGAAACAAGTATAGTAACCGACCCTGATTTAATAAAACAATACCTAGATGATGAAACTTCATTAGACGATGAGAATGAATATTACTTCATGACTACCAAGCCAGCTAACAACCAGGCACTAGACAGTCTACTCAATAGGTCGTTCGGCAAACCAAAAGAGAGCGTAGATATATCAAACCCTGATGGTTCTTTGAACCCATACAACGCACTCACAGCAGAAGAACTACGCAAACTAGCACAAGGAAAGTAATGTCTGAAATACCAGACTATGTAAAGCTTGAGGCTAAGAAAGAACTAGCTCGTAGGTTCTTCTGGGATTTTGAGAAAGCCCTTTATCCTGAACTGTTTACTGATGAGCGTAAATTGCTAAAAGAAATAGCAGACAAGCTCCAGTGGTTCATTGAGGAATCAGACAAGCATTACTTAGTCCTTTCACTACCACCTGGTCACTACAAGTCTTTTACCGCAAAGAACCTCGCCATGTGGCTTATGGGTAAAGACCCAACCAACCGTGTCATTGGTGCTTCCAATGCTGGCGATCTATCTAGCACCTTCTCTACGCAGATTCGAGATACAATACTTGGTATCAACGTAGGAAAAGACGGCATACCCTACAACCAGATATTCCCTGAGACTAAAATCAAGCAGGGATTCGCTACTAAGTCTAAGTGGGAGCTAGAGGGAAGCTCAGAGCCTTCATATAGAGCCACCAGCCCGACATCTGCACTCACAGGTTCTCGTGCCGATTACTTTATCATTGACGATATTATCAAGAACCATATCGACGCTATGAACGCAAGGGTTCATGAAGCTAACTTTGATTGGTTCAGAAACACACTGTTTTCTCGTGCTGACGGTAATGACTACAAGTTTATATTCGTTATGCAGCGATGGGCAAAGATGGACTTGTCGGGTAGAATCATAGACTTTTATGGTGACGATGTAGTTTCGATAGACTATCCAGCCGTAGACGATCAGGGCAACATGCTAGAGCTGAGTATCATGAATGAAGAAAAGCTGAATGAAGCGAGGCGTACTCTCAGACCAGAAGTTTTCAAAGCCAATTACTTACAGAAGCCTATGGACGTTGAAGGAAGACTTTATAAAGGTTTTGCTGAATGGACAGAGCTACCTGATACACCGCGTAAGTTTAATAACACTGATGTTGCCGACCAGGGTAAAGACTACTTGTGTTCGATAAACTGGCGAGAGCATGAAGGCAAGGTATATGTTACTGATATTTACTATTCCGCAGAGAAAGCCGAGATTACCGAGCCAAAAGTAGCCAGAATGATTACTGCTGACGGTACAACCCAAGCAGAGTTTGAATCAAATAACGGTGGTAAGGGATATGCGAGGAACGTAGAGCGTGAGCTTAGGGCTTTAGGAAACAATGCTACCCAAGTTAAATGGACACCAACTACGGCTAACAAGGAGGCTCGTATATTGGCTAGTAGTGCATGGGTGCAGAACAATGTGTACATGCCCCCTAACTGGACAAGTAAATATCCTGAATTTGCTGCTGAAGTTCTAGGTTATGTTGCAGGTGCGAAGAACGAGCATGATGATGGTGTGGATAACTTAGCGACTATTTATGAAAGAGCTGCAAATACGCGCAAACCACAATGGGCTGGCGTATTATAGACCGCACTCTGCATTAACTGATACAATAAAAGCAAAAGAGGATTAGATATTGAACCCTATTAAAACTTTGATAAACCGATTACGACCAAAGGCACAAGTAAACTTGGTGGGAGCGCCATCATTCTCTATTCAAAACCCCTACGGACTTTATAACACCTACTGCGCTGACGAGTTTGCTAGTCAGTATCCAAATATCCGACCAATCGTCCATGAGTTGATGACTATAAAAGCGAAAGCCATTGATAGCAATGGTAAGTCAGTTCCTCATCCAGCTCTTGACGCTCTCTATCACCCAAACCGTACTGACTCCTACGTTCTATTTATGGAGAAGCTAGGTGTATCCGTACTCTCGCTCGACTACACTTATCTACTTGTTTGGCGTACTGGCAGCCCTAAAGCCAAAGCGACAGGTGATTTCACTCCAAGAGGTCAGAATATCGCAGGGTTCACCTTTTTAGAAAACCCTGCTATTACCTATTTAGATGGGAAAGTTTATTACAATATCGGTAGCCAGAGATTCAGTGAAGATGAGGTTATCGCTATCCCAGGCGGTGCGAAACCTGGCAACCTTTATGGTGGCTACTCTCCTGCTCGTTCAAGTGCTAAGTGGTCTACCGTTGATGGCTACATAGGCGATTACCAAAAAGGTTTCTTTGAGAACAATGCAATTCCTGCTGGAATGTTCAGGGTTACCGCCCCAACTCCTAAAGACTATGAAGATACCGTTGAAAGATTGAAAGAGAAGCACCGTGGTGCTGGCAATAACAATAACGTTACCTATTCGTATGTGCCAATGGACGAAAACGGTAAAGGGCTGCAACCTGTTGTTGAATGGATACCGTTCAGCCAGAGCAACAAAGACATTGACTTCAAGAACCTACTCGATCACGTTGATAACAGACTGAGCGAAGCATATGGTGTCAGTTCGATTATTAAAGGTGTTGATAGTGCTGCCAAATACTCAAACGCTGAAGTATCTGAAGCAAACTTTGCGAAGCGAGCCGTCAATCCTCTTGCACTTCGGATATTCTCACAAATTACTCACGAACTGAACCGTATTACTGGTGGTCTTGGTGTTGCTTTGACCTATGAGTATGAGATACCTGCTGTTGCCGATGCTGAAAAAGTAAAAGCTGAGACAAAGAGTATTGAGAGCCAGATTATCCTAAAGTACACAAGCGATCCTTATAACTGGTCATTGAATAGTGTTGTAGATGCATTTAACCTATCGCAAAGTTATAAGCTTTTGAAGAAGGGAAATGACACGACGGTTATCAAGAACGATAAGCCAGAAGTTGATGAAGGCGATGAAGTAGACAACGCACCTAACCCGAATGAAATAGATGGCGTTACTCCAATAGAAGCAGCGAAACGCACAAACCCAAAAGCTGAATTAACCGATGAAGAAAAGCTTGAGAAGGTAGCACGAGATTACCTAGAGGCTCAGGTTAATAGAGCAGTCTCTGAGTTAGAAGACGAAGATATTGTTGAGAATAAAGTTTCTATGGCGGTTAATCCTAACCCAACAGAAGATGAGCTAGAGAAATTTGTGCTTGCTGCATATGCAGTTGTTCTCGCAGTTCTACTAGCCGAAGGTAAAGAGGAGTATGCTGCTGGCGTGGCACTTGCAGGTCTTTCACTTGACGAATTACAAGGCTTTACGCTTCCTGAAACTGCCGAAGACTACTATCAGGCATACTTGAGACGAGTCGGTACAAGCTACGGCTCTGATACCGCTGAATCAATCCAAAAGGTGTTACTTGACGCAAGGGATAACGGTCTGACTCGCAAGCAGACCGAAGATGCCCTAAAAGCAATCGTAGACACCGACGACTATCGTGTAAAACGATTGGCTCGAACGGAACTCAACCACTCGCAGAACATGGGTAAACTAGAAGGCATGAAGTCTTTGGCTTCTGAAACTGGTACACAGTGGGAAAAGACTATTGACCACTCAGGCGTTACACCCTGCCCACTTTGCCAGTCTCAAGAAGGTATATGGGTAACCATCGACAGCCCTCTGTGGGCTGAAGGCGAAACAATTATCGCCCCCAATAACAAAGGTGAAGAAGTAATCTATGTGAATGATTGGCAAACTAATGAGGCTCAAGACTATCACCCGAATGGTCGTGGAACGCTTGTATTCAGGAGAACCGAAGTATGAAATATGAAGTAAAGTGTAGACACTGTAAAAGATTCTTAGCTAACGCAACGACAAGCTCGACTATGGAACTCAAATGCTCAAACAGCAAATGCAAAAAGCTTGATACCTACCGCATTGTTTTCATCAGCGAGTACCACAACCATGACCACAATAGACAGCACTCTGTATCGACTGATAAACTAGAAGTAGAACCGAACAAGCAAAGTTCATAAAGAACGCAAGGGAGTGTTCTAAACTTTAATAAGTAAAGGTAAGAATATGTCCAAACAATTCTGGAAGTTCGTTACAAACGAAGCTAAAGAATCAGAGCTTATTCTTGAAGGTGTTATAGCAAGTGAATCATGGTTTGATGACGAGGTATCTCCGAAGCAATTTCGTGAACAACTTGATGAACATAAAGGCGACATCACAGTAAGGATTAATAGTCCTGGTGGTGATGTATTCGCAGGTGTTCAAATCTATAACATGCTGAAAGATAGGCAGGACAAAGTTACCGTTGTTGTAGACGCTCTAGCTGCTTCTGCTGCATCTTTTATTGCTATGGCTGGTGACCGTATCATTATGAACTCAGGTTCAATGATGATGGTTCACAAAGCTTCCACGATGGCGTGGGGTAACGAAGATGATATGAAAGAAGTTGCCGAGATGCTAAGAAAGATCGATGATTCAATCATCGGTCTCTACGCAGACCGTACTGGTAAGTCAAAAGAGGAAATCAAAGCGTTGCTCGCTGCTGAAACTTGGATGACTGCCGAAGAAGCTGTTGAAATGGGATTTGCTGACGAAGCAGTTGAAGGTAAAACGAAACTGACAGACATGGTAAAGAACGTCATAGCTTTAACGAAGGACGTAAACAACGCAGTAATGCAACCTGCTATGAGCATGAAAGCCAAGCTTGAAGTTAAAAACGAACAGGAAGTAGAGGAAACAGATGTTACCGATACAGCCGAAACAACTGAGGAAGTTACTGATGAGGTTTCAACGACCACAGATGAAACAGAAACAGTTGAAGCCGAAACTAAGCCTGAAGAAGGAGTCGTAGGCGTAACCGAAACTACTGAGGAGACTGAGGAAGTAGTAGCGGAAACAAATAATTCAGTCGATAAGGAAATAGAAATGAGCAAGCAAGAAGAAGTTGCTAAAACTCAGGTTATTGAGCCAAAAGCTCAGGCAACCGTAGATGCTAAACCAACTGCTAAGAGTTATCTCGAAAGTCCTAAAGCTCTCGAAGACTTTGCAATCGTTATGGCACAGAACGCTGGTCGCAAGCCTAGCGATGTTAAAGACGCATGGGGCAAGCACCTCTCAGTAGAGATGGGCATTACAAACCCTGAAGTATTGCTACCACCTGCTGTAATCCAAGCTATTGAAGACGCTTTCAAAGAAGGCGGTGAAATCTGGAACGCAGTTAGCAAGACTGGTCTTGATGTTTTCTCAGTCGCTTACGACAGCGTTAGTGGTGAAGATAGCCGAGCTAAGGGTTACAATCGTGACGAAGAAGATGAAAAGGCTGAAGAAGTCATTACTCTCGTACAGCGTACACTTCGACCACAGTTCATCTATAAGTACCTTACCCTTCCTCGTGAAGTCGTAAAGGAACAGCGTGATCCAGGTGCATTACTACGTTACGTTCTAACTGAACTTCCACGTCGTATTGTCCGTGAAGTTGAACGAGCTATCGTTATCGGCGATGGTCGTACTCCAGGTAGCGCATATGCTATCGACAGTTTCTTATCTGTTAAATCAGATGCAGCTGGTGGCGTATGGGCAACTACTGTTGCTGGTACTGGTGATGCATACGTTGACCTCCTAACTGCAAGTGCTGCTGTTAAAGCAGACGGCTCTAAGCTCCTCGTAGCTAAGAGCGAGTACCTCATTGATGTACTTACGCAGCAAGGTGTAAACGGTGGATTCCTATTCGCTCCAGGAACAAACGTTGCAAACATCTTTGGATTCAGCGGCGTTGTTACACCTGACTGGATGGATGATGACACGGATAACGATGCATACATCTTTACTCCAAGCAACTACCGTACTGTTGGTGATAGCACAATCGAGTCATTCACTAACTTTGCACTCAAGACAAACACCAACGAGTACCTACAAGAAATTTGGGCAGGTGGTGGTTTGGCTGCACTCAAAGCTGGTGTAGCAATCTCGAACGGTGCAAGCTCTTAATAAAGGATAGAAAGGGGTCTAACTGATGGATGAAGAACAAGTATCTGCGCTGTTAGGGCGACCCCTAACTTCCATTGAAGAAGATAACTTCGATTCGTACATTGAAATAGCGTTACTAAACCTAGAAGACTTGCTCTGCACGTCAGTAGATGAGGTATCGGAAACAAGGGTCTTTGACCTGAGAGAGGGTTACAGTACCGCTTTCGTAGACATATTCTGGAACGTCACAGAAGTAAAGATTGATGGGGATACACAAGACCCATCGGAATACTCTGTAAGACAGTGGGATAAAAGGAACGGAAGCTGGTACAACTCTCTTGTTTTTGAAAACCGATTCACTACGCAAAAAGAGATAGAGGTTACCGCTGATTGGGGCTTTGAGCCTCAGTCTAATGCTTCTAGCTTACCGTTAGACTTGCAGAGTGTTGTTGCTGGATTATTCGCACAGATCACTAAGAAGAATAAGTTTGACCCTACAATTACACAGAAACAGGTTGAAGACTTCCGTATCCACTTCCAAGCCGATACAGACCTCGATGCCGACTTCTACAAACTGTATGGAAAGACTGTCTCAAAGTATTCACTGTGCAATATCCCTAACCTGCAACACGGAAAGACTGGTTGCTAATGGAATCTACACTTATTGGGCAAGGGATTCGCTGCATGGGTCGTGACTACGAAATAGTAGGTATGACTGGTGGCGACCATTACTCAGAAGGTGGATATGAAGTGTTTGATGTATTTGATCTCAGCGACTACACATTCTTGCAGATAGACCGAAACAGCATTACTGGTAACAGGATTGTTGGAAGCTACTCTGCACAGGGTGTATTCAAGCAACGGGCAGGGCTTATACAAAGCGATAACAGTGAAAACGTAGAACAAGGCGCAACCTTGCACATACGACCCACAGAAAGCTTTGTAAGCGAAGCACCGAGCAACCGAGAGCATCTTACTCTTACACTTGTTCCTGCTGATTTTTCAGACTATGAGGAGTCAAGCTAATGCCAGTTAAACTATCTATAAACAAAGGTTGGGATACCAAAATAGAGTCTGGCATGCAGAAAGCTCTAGCAGAAATGTCAGTAGACGTGCAAAGACGCGCAGTCATAAATGCTCCTGTGGAAACTGGTGCTTTAAAGAACTCAGGGCGTGTAGAGCCTATCACAAACGGCTATGCCGTAAAGTTTGGCTCATCCAGAGTGCCATACGCCCGAAAGAGGCACTTTGAGAACCGCAAGAACCCACAGACGCTCGGCTACCTGGCAAAAGCTGGAGATTCAGTCATGAGAGGTGATAAAGCGAAATATTTTAGGTATAAGATATGATAGTCCACTCACTTCTACAACAACTCGAAGACGATGGCTTTGGTACGGTTGGTACTACCCTGCAAATGGGCATATTGCCAGTCGATGAAAACGGCAAAGCTAGAAATGGTATAGCCGTGATTACGAGAGGCACACCTGTCACAAGGTTTAACTCTCGCATTCAAGCAGTAGACTTCTATGTACGAAACACCAACCCCCTGACAGCCTCTAACACGGCACAAGAGATACTGGACTACCTACACGATAGCTTCAGTGATATATGTACCTTACCAGCCCTAGACGGCGTAACGACAGAAAGCTATGAAGGAGTTACCATAACTCCCGTATCAGCTCCCGATTACGTCGGTCAAGATGATAACGGCGGACATTCATTCGTCGTATCTGGTGAAGTAAGGTATCAAAACGTAACAAACTAAGGAGAATTAAATGAACAACGATGTAATTCTTGGTGGAAGCGCTGAAGTAGCGATAGGTACAGCATTGATACCTGCTCGTTTCTTAGGCGACATCTCACCAAACTTCGAGGAAGGTACTCGTGAGTCTACGACTCTTGGTGGTACTCGTACTGCACCAAGCGGAATGCTTGATACAGCCGAGCTGACATTCACGCTTTACCTACCTAATATGGATTACCTAAAGAACATCTGGGCAGACATCTACAATGCACCTACCGACGGTTATACCGCAGGTAACTTTGTACTTGGAAGCACTAGCTGTACTACTCGTGAACCAGTACCAGTAAACATTCACTACACATGTGATGATGATTCACGCAATGACGTTCACATCTTTGCAGGTATTGTAGCTTTCAACTTCAACCCTACCTACAATGATTCAGATGGTCTTAGCGTAGAAGTAACTATCTATGCACAGCCAACAAATGACGGCACTGTACAAATCGGTGCAGGTGACGTTAGTGAGGCAGTCCTTTGGGATCACCAAACAGAAGACTGGGTTCCTGTATCTAGCTAGATAAAGCCCTTCGGGGCTTTTCTGGTATACTTTAGATAAAGTAACCATGAGGGGATATATGGCAGAACCAATCAAGATCAGTACCAATAAGTACATAAAAAATGGAAAAGTCGATATAGACGGTAACATATGGAACATTGTATTGCCTGGTGCTGGCACGGAAATGCGCTTCAGCCAAGCTTCTAGGGCGTGTAAGCTAAGTTCTGCACGAGTATCTATGATAGACAAAAAGATTGAAAACGGCACTGCGACAGAAGCTGATTTAGATGCTTACGAACAATACTCCGCTAAATACGAAGAAAACGAAAAGATTATCTACGAGACATTCTTGCAGGTTTTTAACGATGACACTGATGACAACTCTGAAGTAAGAAAATGGATAGAAGATACACCAACAAGTGTACTGATGATGGCTTTTGAAGACATAAAAGGTCAAGCCGATGGAAAACAACCCAAAACAGAGCAGTAAATCACTTCTCGATGTAACAGATGAGGAATACGAGAAAGTTGAAAGAGCAAAAGCCTCTACTGCTGGTCACATGCAGGTTGATAACGAGTGGCTTCTTTTAACAGAATTTGCTGAACGTTTTGGATGGCAAGCTTACCTTGACGCTAAGAATGATGCTAGAGATGAAAATGGAAACCTTATCGTAACTTCACAAGAGATGCTTACTCTACTAGAAGCATCAAGAAGGCTCGATAATTATAGGTTATATAGAATGGCTCAGGCATCTTTTATAGGAGCTGGTTCTTCGAGAGCAAAGAAACCTTCAAGTACATTCAAACAACTTACAAATAAACTTATAAAAGGCATGAGAGCTGATACATAATGGCTACAACTATTGGAACAATACAATTATTGGCTACCATAGATACTTCACAGTATAAGAAGGGTGCTAAAGAAATAGAATATGCCAACAAAGGCATTGAAAATTCTGCAAGCACTACCGAGAAGAAGTCAAATAGTGCTTTTACTGGTATCGCTAAAGTCGGTCTTGCAGCAGTAGCTGCTGCTGCTGTGGCAGTCGGTGTAGCTATTACTAAAAATATGGGTAGAGCAGTCGATAGAATTGACACGCTTATTGCCTTCCCAAGAGTATTGCAAGCACTAGGCGCTACGAGTGAAGAAGCAACAGGCGCTACGGATAAATTATCAGATTCTTTACAGGGTCTGCCTACATCGCTCCAAGATGGAGCAAAAGCTGTTCAGCAGCTCGTGACTACTGGATTGGGTGTTGATGACGCAACCGATGCGTTCTTAGCATTCAATAATGCTATGTTGGCTTCAAGTGTTGATGCTGGCACTGCTTCTGCAACCTTCACACAGCTTCAACAAGCATTGTCCAGAGGAAGAATAGATGCTCAGGAGTGGAACAGTATTGCAGCTAACATGCCTACTGCACTTCAAGCACTCCAAACAGAAACAGGGCTTACTAGAGAGGGTCTAAGAGAGCTTTATAGAGAGAACCCACAGCAGCTAATTGATGATCTTGTAAAGCTAAATAAAGAAGGCGGCGGCGGTCTTGCCTCACTTGATGAACAGGCTAGAACAGCAACTGGTGGTATAAATACTGCGTTCTCTAACATGAACAACGCCATAACGAGAGGTATTGAATCAATA